CAATACCGAGTTTGTCTGATAGGTCAATTCCAAGCTTATCGGAAAGATCAATACCGAGTTTGTCTGATAGGTCAATTCCAAGCTTATCGGAAAGATCAATACCGAGTTTGTCTGATAGGTCTATCCCCAAGCCGTTTGCCGCAAGGTCAGGCTGTGCAAGGGCGGTGTCTTTCACGTTTGCGGGCGCCGGCAACTCTGATGTGATCACGTGCAGCGCCTCATCGAAGCGCAGGCGTAGGTTCACGACTAGGGACGGGTAGTAGATCACTGGCGCGGCCTCGCAGCTACTTGCTTGGGGGGCAAACGTACAATCTGCCCGGCAACAAGCCTGCTACCACGCAAGCCGTTGTGCGCCGCGATGTCGCGCCACTGATTGGGCGTACCGTAAAAGCGCGTAGACACGTCGCGCAGATTGTCGTCTGCTGAGGCTACAAACACAGCCGAGCTGGAGGTCACGCCAGCTCGCGCCGACAGAAGGGCGATCTGCTGCGCGGCGTAGCCCCGGATCTGCCGAGCTTGAAGCTTGACGCCGCGGATATAAACATGTGCCGAGAGTACCTGGCCAAAAGCCGGCGCTGGGGCAGAGGCGGGCGAGATCAGCGCCTGTTTGGCCGGAGAGGGCGCCGCCACGAATGCGGCGGCAACACGCTGCTCAGCAGCTTGCATTGTATCCTTGGCGTCAGCACTCACCTTGTTGAGCGTCGCAATGGCGTGCTTGGCGGCCTCGATAGGGGCCATGACAAGGTTGACTATCGCCTGCGCGATGTCGATCAGGTCCGTGACATCGTTGAGCACGTTTTCCACAAAGCCGGTTACTGATGCCACGGCGGAAGCGAGTAGTGCTACCGTTGCGAGTAGCGGATTTACCGAGGTCGTCAGGCTGCTGGCCTTAGCTTGTAGCGTCGTGGTGATATCAGTCTGATCTGGCTCGGGCATCACAGAGGGCGCCAGCGTTTCGCCCTGAGACTGCCACTCAAACGTCATTGCCCATTCAACGTCGTGGATGTTCTTCCAGGAATGCCGAAACTTCTTGAGGATGCCCCGCCGACGCAGATGCTCCCAGGAAACCTCAACTAGCTGGCCCTTTCGGCGGATGTCATCTAGCAGATTTACTGCGTCGGTTACGTCGACAACGGATTGCATGTTGACCTTGACTGCACCCGCTTGCACCACGCTTTGCCCATACTGGTCTGTGGCGGCGATGAACCGGTCCTTCCAGGTACCGGTGATCTCCGTGGGCTCTTCGGAGGGGCCCAGTATCTGCTGAGACGCAATTGGGTTGCCCGGATACCACGTGGTCTCAACGCGCTGGTGACCCTCAAATACGAGGGGACCACCGGTAGGCAGTGCTCGACCTATCAGCTCAACATAGCGCTGATCGCCAGACAGTTCCTCAATCACCAAGGCACTCGCGATTGCGGCTGATGTGATCACGGCTTACCGAGCTCCCCAAGGCGACAGGGTGGTGGGCTGCATACGGCGCTCGCCTAGTGTGGCAATGTCATTGGCAAAGGCTACTGCAATGCGATCGGGATCGTAACCTTCCGCAAACTGTTGCCGTACGTCGAAGCGTGCATTGTAGAAGTTCTGATTGAACGCAGGGCGTTCCTTGGCCGCCTCAAGTCTAGCAGCTCTATCCGTGGCTAGACTCTTGTTTTCTGCAGTCAAGCGCTTGCGGGCTGCTTCAGCGGCGTCGGCAGACCGCCGTGCCGCAATATCATCCGCAGCTTTTGAGTATGCATCATACAGCGATACTCGCGGACCCTTGCCTATAAGACCTTTGACGTATGCCACCCATGCCGTGAAACTGATCATCATGGCCTCAACGACATTCATGACTGTTATGAGTGCCATTGGTATGTACAGCTTGAGTACTTTTTCAAGCCAATCGACCGCGGGGGCTGCGGTTTTGAATGCGTCAAACAGTGGCTGTAGGCTAGCTACCATATCCTGCCACGCTTCGCCGAGAACATCTCGGATATTCTCAAAGTTTTGTGCAACAGCGATAGCGCCTTCAACTACAGCCGTGATTAGGAACAAGAGCACTGTTCCCTTTGTAACGAGCAGGCCAATGCGCGCCATCAGCGCAAGACTTCCGGTAGTACCGGCAGCGCCAGCTGCGGCGGTACGAGCACCGCCAAAGACCAAACCTGGGCCAGCTATCCCGGCAAGCAGTCGACTGACCAAGCCCACGCCGCCAATGCCCTCCTTGCCGACGTGGCCCAGCAAACTCTTACCAATGCCCGTAGACCCCACCAGGGCCGTAGCTTTGGTGATTGCGAAGTTGATCAGCAGCACCTTGGTCAGTGTATGCGCGGTGGTGAGTATTTGGTCAAAGTGATTGCGCAGGTACTCGCCAAACTTCTTCGCGGCTGGCATCCAGTCTTTGATCTTCCCCGCGATCCGCTCCATGAGATCGGCTAGGACCGGTAGCAGTTCGCCCCCGACAATGATCTGGATACGCTTCCAGGCGGCGGCGGCCTCGTATGCGGCGCTCTTCATCTTGACGAACGCCGCCATTTGGTCTGGCCTAATCCCGAACTTCTTGCCTTCTTCAACCGCCTCGCGAATGAACTTGGGGCCCTTCTTCAGCATATCCACAAACTGCATTACTTGGTTGTGCGGCACGCCGTAGCGCATGAGCAGTACGGCGTCAACCTTGCCCTTCTTGTAAGCGTTAGCCATCTGCTCTAGCGCGGGAACTAGCCCGCGCCGCACATTGATATTCAGCGACGAGAACAGGTCCTTGATGGTACCGGCATGTCCCTGCATGCGCAGCATAGGCTGATCAAGTGCGGTAGCTCGCCGGAACATGGAAAGCAGAATGTGCTCAGTAGTATCCGCCTCCATGCCCGACTTCGCAAATGCCTCTGTGAGACCATCTACCTCGCCCACAGCCGTATGTGACAAGGTTGCGATTCGGCGCACGGACTCGAAATGCTCTTTGGTATTGTCGATGAGCTTTTCTAGTGAGAACGCCGCACCGATCCCGCCACCAACCGCTGTGATCGTGCCCAGGACATGACTCATCTTCCCGAAGATGCCGTCGACACGTTGCGCCGCGGACGCAATGCGGCCCATTGGACCGGTTACCCGGTCCTCTAGGGTCAGCTTTGCGCTTACGTCATGTTCAGTTTCGGCCATCCGCTTAGCTCATCTCTTCCGGCGAGGTTGAATGCTCCTCCTTGAGGATGTTCGCCACGGCGTCCTGCAAGCGCAGAAGATCCGAAAGTGGCAGCCTTAGCAGTACGTCAACTGGCTGGTGTCCGTACCTCCCGACAAAGGCGAGAATCTTCCAAATCTCCTCATCGCGCCTAGGGGATCGCAGTAGGCAGCAGGCGAACGCGCCAAGAGACGGGCCTACCCGACCGACACCTCTTGGCTCTTGAGAAAATCGTCGACATCGACATCCTTCGGATTGTGCACCCGGTCAAAGGCCGTCATGACGAGTCGGCGCAGCTGGGGGCGCATCGCGGCCCAAGCCTTGTCGGCTGAGCCATCAGCAAGCGTGACGCGGTTGCCGTTGACAGCAAACAGAGCCTGCTTGGGCAGCTCCGATGCCAGCTTGAGGATATCGCCACCAACGCGCTTGGTCGCCATCAGCTCTTCCTCGGCAGTCAGCTCCGAGATCGTGATGGACTGCACGCTGGCGTCGACTGACGCGGGGACTTGGTACGTATAGGTCTGCCGGTCAGCCGCCGCCCGAGACTGGTCAACCCTGGAAGCAAGTGCGCTCATGTGTTCCCCTTACGCGATCACAGTGACGTCCGAGCTCTCGAAGTCGAGAGTCACGGTGCCGTAGTCGGATCGGCTGCCGAAGTTCATCGGGATAGGGCCAAAGAATACGTTTGGAATCAGCACGCGCGGGCGCTGCCCGTTGGGGAAACGCAGCGTGGCCTTGATGTTGACAATCGTACCAGGCGTACGCCGCCGCGCACGATCCGTGATCGTTTGGATCAAGTCAAACACGTCCTTGTTCTCGAAGTGCAGCTCCATCTTTCCGCGCACACCATTGAAGATGTCGTCGCGGCGCTGTGTGGTCTCTCCGAGGTAGCCCTCGCGGAGAATCTCCATTTGGGACTCAACCTCGAATGACCGAATGTCCGTGATGGTCGACTGGGCAACATTGTCGGCCACGATCATAATTTCAACATCCTGGCCTTTTATTCTGTCTGCCATTTTTCTTTCTCCTTCTCCTGGACAAGCTGCTTTCCCGTGTTACTGTAGGGGCATGGCCCTAGCGAAAAACATGGTTGGTCTTGTCGTTGAGCGTCTTACCATCCTCAGTGTCGTTGAGGGCCGCCAGCATGGCGAGCTGCACTGGCTCTGCCGTTGCGCTTGCGGCAAAGAAGTGATCAAGGCGGGTAGTGCGCTGCGCTCCGGCAACACAAAGTCGTGTGGCTGCCTGCGCCGCGAACTGGGTAGGGCTCATGGAATCGCTAGCAAGCGCCACGGCGAAGGCGCTAGTGGGCGGGAAACACCAGAATATCGCGCCTGGGCGGCGATGCTCTGCCGATGCCGTAATCCGCGGCATAAGAGCTACGCCGACTACGGCGGCCGTGGAGTTACAGTCTGTGAGCGCTGGCGCGCTTACGAAAATTTCCTTGCCGACATGGGGCGTCGTCCGGACAGATTTCATTCGCTAGACCGTATCAACAACGCTGGAAACTACGAACCCGGCAACTGCCGCTGGGCTACCTGGGAGGAGCAAAACACCAATCGCCGGCCCCAAGGTACCGGTCATAAGGCTCTTGTAGCTAGTATCCGTAAGCTTGATCTCCTATAACGCAGAACGCGCGGGCCGCTCTCCCCCCGGGAGAAGCCCGCGCGCCCTATCCCCTCGCTGGAGGGTGCGGCTCGCGTTGGTGTTTCGGGTACAGGCTAGCGCTGGATGCGCGCCTCGTCAAGATTCCCGACTAGGAGATCTTTCGCATGAAATACAAAGTCAGCACACCCGCGAGATACGACGAGGATCGTACAAGCTGTATGGTATCGTTTGTGTACACCGTAGCATTGGTGATGACTTCTGAACGCAGCCTGCTGCCCTTGCTAACGTCAATGACGTCGGAGAGGGCGCGGTCACTTTTGCTTTGCAGTAGAACGGTACCATCACGGGTGTCTGGGCTAACATCGAAGATAACGTCGCTCAGCACCATGTCGTATAGCGCTACGTCAAGAATTGTTACAATGTCTGGACCACCGGTACCCGACGAAAAAACATTCCGGGTTAGCGCGAAGAGTGCTGCGATGGGACCCCCGATCGAGATGGGGATCGCCTGTATAGGTCCTACCGCACTCGGGGCGATCGCTCCCGCGCCTACGGCGTGAGTTGCAAGTGCCATCGCGCCTACGGCGCCTACGGCGAGCGCCGCTGAGCCCACCGCCCCCGCCGCCAGTGCGGAAGACCCCACAGCGCCCGCGGCCAGTGCGCCAGATCCTACGGCGCCTGTAGCAAGCGCCGCCGAGCCTACTGCTCCCGCAGCCAGTGCGCCAGATCCTACGGCGCCTGCCGCCAGTGCGGCAGACCCCACAGCCCCGGGGGCTAGAGCCGCGGCATCGATTGACCCAGCCGCTACACCAGTGGCGGTAAGCGGCGCGGGGGTAATGGTAACATGCACGCTGTCCGGCACGGCCGCCGCGTAAAAGACGCCCACAGTTGCCGTTGCCGCGCCAAGATACCCGTACACAGTGGGTAGGTCATCACCCACAATAACAGACTGGGCTTGCCCGAGGAGGCGCAGGTATGGCGGAGGCAAAAGCGCGTGAGAGCTACTGACATTCGTTATGCGCGTACGCGCCATGGATTACCCCTGGGTGATATTTACGCCCTCACCGATCTCGCATTGCAGTACGATGAAATCAGCCGTGGCCAAAGTGCGAACCTTAACAATGACCACGAAGATACCCTGCGCCTCAAGGTCGGGTGTATTCCCGCTCTTGTCGTCGACAATATAGCCAACAATACGCTGTGCCGCTGCGTTGTTGGGGCTTTGGAGCTGGGTCAGGAAGGCTACGGCCTCGCCGACAATTGAATCTTTCACGGAATCGGTGAGGGGCTGCTTGACATAAGGCTGGAAAGCCGTAGATAGGCTATCCTCGATGTAGTCGGCCATGCGGCGCCGGTTGATGTTCTTTTTCCCGGAGGTCAGCGACGTGGTGATGCCCGACTGGAAAACATAGCCGCTGGCGCGGTCGAAGATTGGTGCGCAGATACCCTGTGACCGGAATGCGATGTAATCGCCGATCGCTAGGCCACTCACTCCGCGCTGGAAACCGAGAACGGCCGCCATGACGTCCGTCACAGGGGAGGTGCCCTGTCCAGGATTCCGCTCGGGGGCGAGGAGTGAGAGGATCGACGCCAGCCAGCCATCGGCGCGGTCATCAAGCAGGCCGTCGTTGTTGGACGTCCCGAGCGCATTTTTCAGCGAGAACCCAACGGCCTCGGGGACGAAGGTCTGCAAACCCGGCCAGCTGTAGATGACACGCTCATCTCGGTTAGCGCCGACGCCAGGATCTGCTGAGCTGAGTATGGTCGACTCGGCGCTTACCAGCGTGTTGATCGGCGGCGAGATGATGGTGATTCGGCCGAAACCTTGTGCAGACGCAGCCAGCACGTGCGCCTTTTGCTTGGCACGAATCGTCGCGCTCGTGCGCGCTGGCCAAACGATGTTTACGTCGCTACCGGGCTGATCAGTAGTGAGCAGTGCATCGAAAGCCCCAGCGTAGAGCGCGTCGGTGGAAGCCGACGATACGACGTTGGGCGCTTGAACTGCGGCCGTGTAGATGAGGTCGGTCGCACCGGGTGAGCACGCCAGTGCCAGGCCGGAGAGCGGGTCCCAGCTGGAGGCCGCATTTGCGGGGGGTGCTACGGTAGGCTGCACGATCGTAGCGGCCGTGATCGTGGCATCGAGCGGCCTAGCGGGAACAGTGTAACCACCAGCGGCAGCCAGGTTTGCGCCTACCGGAGCGGTATCCGCATCCGACCCGGGATGCACGCGCCACGGCTGGGCGGTACCAGTGGTCCAGTCGAACATCGTACCATCTTGCCGCTCGACTTGCAGGGTAGTCGCCGAAGAAACAGCTTGCACACGGTAGGTGTCGGCATTCGCGCCAAGCGCGCCAGCACCGCCGATCACGCCAAGAACAAGGACATCGCCAACCTGGACGCCCGTAGTGCCATCGGGACGAACAACGGTCGTGAAGGCTGCGCCGGCCGAGGTGAACAGCTGGTGCTCGGCGGTAGAACCCGCAGCCGTAACCGCGCCGTCGACACCAGAAGCATACGCGCCAAGACCCGTAAAGCTCACCTTGGCGCCAATCCGTACGCGGTTGGCGCCGGTTCGAAATTCGCGCCCCGCAGATACACCCGCGGCCTGCATTGGCACTACAGGGATCGCGTGCGTAGCGTCGAGGTTGGTGGGCAGGTCGCGAACCAGGCGCACGGCCTTAGACGAGCACAGGTTGACAGGGACAAGGATCAACCGGCTAAACTTCTTGTTGCGCAGCGCGGCAATACCATTGCCGCCACTGACGCCAAACTCGCCGAGCGTTTCGTCAAACCCACCGACCTTACCCAGCATGTCCTGGGGTGAGTACGCCTCCACGGGGTTGGTCTTCGTGGTCACATTGCCGGACCCGTCAACAAGCACGGCATGCGTCATATCGGCAAACTCGCCAATGAGCGCGCAAGTACCCGTACCAGTGCCCTGCACTTGCCCCGGAGGAGGCAGATCAACAATGATGATACCCTCGATCAGCGTGATGGTGTCGACCGGGGGGAATGACAGGTAACGCCTTGTAAAACCGGGCATGCGTAGCCTCCTTCAGCAGCTAATGCAGAGTATCGCGGAAATAGAGCCTAGTCACGCTCCACGATAGTAACCTTCGGGTATGGCCGTGCTTTCGGGAACGTGCGTAGCTGCAACATTGGTACAGATCCCTTGACAGTCATGATTGCGCGTCTGATTCGCTTTCGCGCCTCGTCTTCAGAGTCTACATACTGCGTACTGATCAGTTCATACTGGGCGCGCACGTTGAAGTAATGGGGAAGCGCCAAGACAAAGCCATACCCTCCCGCAAGAGGGTTAAGGGCCCGCTCGAACATAGCAACAAAAGCTCGGCGCTCCGCTGGCTCGGTACACCACAGATCAACGTAGAACGTCAGCTCAAAACCCGCGTATTGAACAACGTAGGCATTTGTTTCCGGTATGATGTCCTCTGGTGCCGGGGAGGGTGAAAGCTTTGACCCAACATAGGTGCCAGCCTGGTCAGACCATACACAAGCAGCAGGATACTCGGCTGGGTCTTCGGCTTCTGCCCAGGTCTCAAAGGCCCGGCGTAGCCGCAGCAAAGCACCACCAGACGCGGGCTCAACTAGCTGCGATAGGTACTCGCACATACCGCGGGTAAGCGCCGTGCGACAGTCCGTGTCTTGCCGTGCCGTGGGGGCGTCAGGCAGGCTACCGGGCAGCACAAGGCGCGTCTCACCCCTGGGGGCGGGAACCTCCGCGTAACTAGGATATGGCGGAAAGGCTGTCACTTCGAGCTGAGCTCCCGCTGAATCTCGCGATCCATTTCTTCACGCGCAGCAGTACGGATTGCGGGGATAGCATCTTTAAGGATTTTTCGGGGCTTGAGCCCGCGTCGCGCAATGGCACGCGCAAGCACAAAAGCGATACGCTTGGCCTCCGCGGCTGATAGCCCTAGACGTCGTTGCGCCCACTCTGCCATAACCTTGCGCGGAGGCATGGCAGCACCAGCACGCCGCCCACCTTCGATAACGGCAGAATATGGTGCGTCGTTGCGGACTTCGGCGCCGCCCTCGATTAGCTGTGACCGCCAAGCGCCGAGGAAGCTCCCAATGTCTACGGCGCCGCCAATGCCTACGCCGCCCGGATTAGCCGGCGGGGCGGTTCTGGTGCGCCCCTGGAGAATCGGTATGGAGCGTGCTGCGGCAGATACAAGCCCACGCTTGCCCGCGCTAAACAGTCGCGGGCCCAGTTGGGTCTGGTACTTGGCCCATTCGGTAAGGGTGAATCGGAGGATCATCTGACCTCCGTTCGCGAGCGATCTGGATGCGCGCGGTCAAGGCGCAATGACCATTCAAACTTTCCCGAAGAGTAGTGTGGCGCGCTCGCGGGAAAGAAGCGCCGCACCTCAAAGGCTGTATTGCCCGGGAGGGGAAACGCTACCTCATACCATACCTGCTCATCAAGGTCAGGTGGCGTGCCGTCTTCGTGCCAGCCAAGCAACTGCCGCTCAGTGTACCGGCCAGAGATCTCGTCGAGCAGTACTACCCCGACCTCGTCGAGGCCAACCTGCCGCACGATCTCTTGCAATGAATTGAGATCCACAACACGTGGCGTCGGTAGGATCGTGTGCTCGGCGACCTTGTACGCTGCGCCAACACCACGCGCGCCGCCAGTCCACTTGACGCGGACGACGTGCACTTCCCACGGGCGCATACCAAACTTGGTCCGCAGGTCGCGAAGCATGTCGGCCACAGGGATCAAGCGCCGCGCCAGGGTTCGAGACCAGTCGAACCCTGTCAAGTCGGTGTATGGCTTGTGCGGCGGGTAAGGCATAGGTTAATTCCTGGGAATGCAGCCAGCAGAGACAGCCCCGACGCGCCCGGCAAACCGGGTACTGTAGGGGTAGATGGGCACGCCGAAAATGTCCGCCAAGCGACAGGCCCAGCGCACGTACTCTTTCTCAAGTTGGTTGGTCTCGTCTTGGCGAATCTCGAGCTCGTCGAGCTTTACCGCGGCCAAGCGCGGGAGCGCGTCAAGCAGCTGCTCCTCAACAGTGTCCAGAACGCCAAGAATGCGCCGAATGCGGTCTTCGGCAACCGGCATGATCTTGTTCATTGCCGATTCGAGCAGAAAGATCGTCTGCTGCGGCCGGGGGATACCGTAGGATATGGATGCGGCCGACGTTACCTCCATGTACCCTAAATGATACCGCACCCGTTCCTTTTCCTGGTCGCTGAGCATCTGCTGGCCCTCGCCATACTGCGTGTGCCAGTCTAGATCTTCTCTAGCTGTACGCCCTGCTGCCGGAGTAGCCCCAAATCGTGGGTATCTGTACTGACAATCGACCCGGCCGCAAGCACGGTCATGCCGTGATGGATACGCAATACGCAGCGATTCAGTACTCGATATTGCTGCGTAGTGGGCGGTGGCGGGGGTGGCGGTGCTGGAATCTGCGCAGGCGGCGGCGGGGCAAGGCTAACACCCGTCATCTCAGCCTCGTCCACGGCAGCGGACTTCAGCTCAACAGCCTGACTACGCACGATCACCTTCGCTGCATCGATTGGACTGTAGCCTCCCCTAGCCATGGCGCCTCCCAGCGCTCACCCGTCAGAGTGGTAAAAAGTGGTGGCGAGGCTCGAAACTTAGGGTGACTGCGAACCGGCGATATCCCTCGCCGTGGGTGAGCGTCACCTGCTGATCCGAGCCTCACGCGCCAGAGCTGGGTCGCGTCCGAAGACGCTAAGCTGGGTGCGTTTGTCCGTGGTCACTTGAGGACCAGGGCCACCGTGTAAAGAGCTGCGCGTTCCCATGGCACAAAGCCAGGGGTTGCGCAGCCCCGAATACCCCGATACGTCTATGCCGTCACGCAATGTGACACGGATCGGGTCGGCTGCCTGATGCTGGCTTAGTGCAATCAGATGCCCACTTGAGGTGGGTGCAGCCTGCAACGAGGTCACTAGGACCTCGGAACGCCGACACGGGGTCGGCAACTGAAAGCCCGCGCGCACTACCAAAGCGGTATGTGGGAGCGGGCTCATGTGTCTATCAGGTATTAGGCGTGCTCGAGAACCACAACGCGCTTGTAGCGAGCGCCGTCGCCGGTCGCAACGTCCGTACGCGCCGGCCAGTCGCCGATGAACTTCCAGGAAGTGGAAACCAAGTCTTGGAGACGGTTCAGCGGGGAGCGGAGAATCAGCTGGATGCGCTCGGTCGAAACCTCAATCGAGTTGTTGGTGATCCGGGGCTCGCCAACCTTACCAGTCACACCAGCCTCAGTAATCAGCTGGCCCAGATCCTGGTAGTACTCGTAGACCGCACCCGCGCCAACAAGTAGCGTGTGGAACACGGGGATGCCGGCCGTGGTGCCGCCAACATACAGCTCAGCGGCGAACGGGTCGGTGGTGTCATAAGCTGCCGTGGTGCCACCAGCAACGGTCTGCGCGATGGGCGCTTCAGCATTGCGGTAGAAGACCGTATTGAGCAGCTCGGCGATCGCGAACTCCTTATACATGTAGTAGTCGGGCAGTGCCGTGTTGAGGCGCTGCAAGTCCGCATCGGCGAACAGCTCTTGCACGGCCATCGGCGACAGATGGCAGTGATAGCGCCCGTCGGGCTGGGTGGGAACGCTCTGCTGATAGAAGCGCGAAATGGCGGTGCGCATATCTGACAGCGTAAGCACGTTAGCCGACGTGAGCGCGTCAATCGTAGCGCCCGCGCCCGTGCGGACAAGCACGCTGGCGTCACCGGCAACAACCTTAGCACGCAGAGCCCAAGTAATCGGCGCATCCAGCGTCAGCGTACCGGGACCGACTTCGTCGCCCGCGATGGACGGCGTAAACCCGATGACGTTGGCCGCAACCGCGCCAACCGTAATCGGCAGCGGGTTGGTGGAGCTCACGGTGTCAAACCGCACAGCAGACCCAAGCGCCAGGTCGGGGCGCCGAGCAGTCGTGAAACCATTCAGGCGCGCCACGGGAAGAGTCGACGCCGTGGTAGCGTTGGTAGCCACGGTGTTACCGCTCATGCCGACGTTGTAGAGGCGGTCGCGCACGATGCGGTTCAGCGACATACCTGCGGAAAGGCCAAGCTGGTGCGCGTTCTCGAGAAAGAGATTCGCGATCGCCACGATGCTGCTGGGCATTGCGGTATCGATCGTGTCTGCGTACTGATGCAGTGTCGCCGTCCACTGCTCCTTTTGATAGTCGCTCGGCAGCGGATCATTGCCGGGGCGCAGAGGGGCCATCTTGGGCTTGATCAGACCAACGCCCGTGAAGACCATCGTGTCGCCGACATTGCCAGGCCAAAGCTGCGGAGTGGCCTCACCGCGGAACATGAGCTGCGGAAACAGCGCGTCGTGAAAGGCGCGCTCCAGGATGTTCTCCTGGACGATTGCCCGAATGTCCGGGCTCTGCGTGATAGTTGAGAAGTCCAAGATTGTGCCCCCTTTTACGCGATCGACGCGGCTGGTAAGAAGTTTCAGCCATATCCTCGCGGCTGTCAATTTTTGCGAGCGCCTCGCCGCGAAAAAGAGGCGCTCGCCACCCGCGCCTTATCGGCCGGGAGATCGTCCAGATGAGCTAACCGGAGAACTGTAGAACCCCGGCATATTCAGCCCCATCTTTCGTAGCCGTGTTGCCAATTCAGTGCGGGACATAGCACGTGCGTCCACGTGCGCAGCCGACGTCGCCGCAGCATTTACGGCGGCGGGCGTGGGCGACATATTGGATGGCGGGGCGCCAACACCTGTCGTGGCACGAGTTACCTGCTCGCCAAACAGGTATGGCTTGCTGGCACGCAGTTGCTCGAAGTATGTACGCTCGTCGAGCTTTGCCAACTCGTCGTCCGACTTTCCAGCCATGTCACGCGTGAAGAGACTGATTGCGTAGGGCACGTCTTTCACGCCACAAGATACCGCGACCTCGCGCAGGTCCATCTCAGTATCCTTGGCGTCAAGCTGCGCCTGGAGCTCCCGTGCGCGCGCGCGCTCATGGTCGAGCCGCGCCTTGTAAGCGGCGCGCTCAACTTCCCACTGGCGCTTCTCATTGACGTAGTGATTCCAAGCCTTCCGATCGCGCTTACCACCCTGCGGGGGGCGCGGTGCCGCACCGGGACTGCCTCCAGCCGCCTGCACAGCAGGCGCTGGGGACTCATAGTTGTCTTCGCTACCACCATCGCTATCGCCGCCTTCAGGTTCTACATAGCGGGGCGTTTGCACGGGGCGAGTCTGGCGCTGTGGCGTTCGCGCATCTGGCGCCTTCATACGCAAGAGGGCATCAGCAATGCCGTCAAAACCGGCAGAGCGCGCCAGGTCATTAAGCTCTTGATCACGCGCCTTCTTGCCGCGCTGCTGATTCTCTTCGGCAAGGCGCGCAAAAGTAGCCTTGCTGAGGATTTTCACCTTACCCTCGGGCGTGTGCTGAATGCCCTCCGGAGTAGGCTGGGGAGCTGGCGCGGGTGCCGCAACTGGCGCATCTGCGGGAGCTGGCATTGTTCCTGGTACTCCAACTGGAATACTTGCATCCATGGTCGCTTCTCCTGCGCGTTGCCTCGCCCGGTTAACCGGCAATTGACCGCCGCCGTGCGCGTTCCGAGCACGACGAGATCAACGCTCGACCGAGAAAGACGACCGTGCTGCGTGATTCCCCGAAAGCATCTCGGGTACGTTAACAGCAGAAGGGCCCGACTTGCGCCGGGCCCCGTTCCCCGCAAATTACGCCTTGCTATTGATCGCGAGCAGCGTGGCAAGCGTGGTACCGATCGGCGAGTACCGAACGACAACACGGGTCACGGTATTCGGAAAAGTCAGGGTCTTCCGGTCCGTGCCAAGAGTCGCGATGCCAATGGCCGCACCAGCATAAGCGGTAGCGGTAGGCGGAATGACCGGCGTTGCGCCAGAGTCGGCGACAAGATACGGGCCAATGGATCCGGCCGTACCAGACGTCACGACGCGGGCGCTCTGCACGATTGCGGCCTCGAACGGCAGGACGACCGTAGCGCTACCCGTGATCGTGCCGGTATCATACTCGGTAGACGCAAGCAGGGTGCCGAGCGCGATGTCACGCAGTGCGTCGGCGATCTGATTAGGATTTGCGGAGTCCAGAGCCTTTTGCAGGGTCTGTGCAGCAGTGGCAGTGACGGACATTCTTGTATCTCCTTCGTGAGGTGTAGTGACCTAGCTCTGCTGGCCGAGGAATACCCGCACCGACGAAAACACCGCGGGGTTCCGAGCGAGCGAGAGCGCGGTCACAGGCGCACTCGCCGCCAAGAGGATCAAAAGAGAATCAACGACCACAGTACGCGAGGTGGCCGATAGACCGGTGCCCGTGGTAATCGTAGCGGTCAGCGGCCCCCCGCAGGTGACCTTAATGATCGTCACGGTGGCCGCTGCGACGCCTCCAAATGGGACACTCATCGTAGCATCTGTAATGAGGTCCATGGACATCGCTAGCTTCTCGGTCAGGGTGACCTCCTCATCAAGTAAGGAGGCCAGGCCGAAATCGGCGCTAGCCGGTGCCGCGAGCGGCGCCACCACGTAGCTACCCTGGAGCGAGAACTGATCGGCCACTTAGCGCTCTCCGCCCGTGTCATTGCCAACATCAAATGGCAGCTTGCTGGGCACCATGGGCAGGGACACCGTGGGAAGGCGCTCTTCAATAGGACCTTCGGGTACGTTGCTCTTGTACGCGCCGTGCTTTTGCTCGTACTGCTTGGCGACATCAACCTCGTCGGTGCCGGCGTAATCAATGGCGTTCTGGCTCATCTGTTCCCCCTACTTCGTGACGGTAAACGGGTCGGGCTGCCCGGGTGGAATCTTCGTGCTCTTGTCGTCCCGCACGGCCTCATCATCGTACTCGCCATGGACCTCGCCGTACTGCTTGGTCGGATCCTTTACGGCGTCGGGCGGAAACTCTTCCCAGTTGGACTTGTCGGCCATGATTACTTCCCCTTCACGACAAAAGGAGTTGTGACACTCTGCGTGGGCTTGCTGGGCTTTGGCAGCGTTTCGGCGGCATCGCCCGCGTGCTTGTGCTCGACCGCAACAGGCTTTCCACAAACCGTGCAGTACGCGGGCTCAGTGGGGAAGTTCTTTGGATCGGCATGCTTTTCGGCCTGCTTGCGCAGGCCCCCGTGCACACCGGGGGTTGCTTTGAACATGGATACTCCTCCGGGGCACAGCCCCGATTGCTACCGCTTCCGCAAATTTTTGAAGGGGACACCCGCCAGCGGAGACTCAAACGACTCCCGCGGGGGGCGCAACCCACCAAAGCCCAAGTCGCCCTTTTTGGCGCGCTCGGGATGCTCAGGGGAAATAGCCATCCACTTGGCGCTACCCGGAATGTCCGCCTCGATCAGCTTTACGCCGGGGCGGACTTCGAGATGCTCGTCGTGGGGAATAGATGCGTTATAGATCGCTTTCGTAGCCACGAGAGCAGTGGAACACGAAAAGAGACCTCGGTCAAGAATCGTGCTGCGTGCGCATTACTTTGACTGCGCGACACGCTATTACCTTGGTGCGCACAAGAACGGATGCGGCGCTCCCGATAGTGGAATTGCGTCGTGCAACTGGTGCGTAAATCGTCGCACAAACTGTGCTGCTGCAGAAAAGTTGCCCGGGCCGGTAGCTACTAGCGTTAGCGCTCCCGGCGCATGCCAGGCAGGCTCAACCCGCACAACTACATATGTCAGGCCGCAATGGAGAATGTTGTCATCCTGCTGGATATCGCGTGCGGCTTTGCTCTTGGGCGTCATTTACCTTCCCCGTCACCACACAGCCGACATACCTGCACATCCAGAATCTTGCCGTTGGCGAGCTGTATCAAGCCGCAGCTAACACCTCTGAGACCCTGGTAGCGCCCCCAGGGTTCACCGCCGCCCACATGATCGCGGAGCGCATCAAGCAGCGCATCGGCATACTCTGCCCGGTCGTTGCACGGTACGGCGAGCATGTCCAGATCCCGACCACGGCCCGCTAGACTCGATCCATACAATGCAAATATGTAGCCATAGTGTGCGCCAAACTCCCGCAAGTCCGCGACGAAATCAGCGGCCTCTTTATTGCCCCACGGGTAGTAGGTGTGCCGCTTACCGCACTCCACCACCACTAAGCGCTTGCGCGGTAGTTGCTTTGTGGGATAGCTACTCGCCGCAGTACGCCGAGTACACATTGCCGTCCTCGTCGTGGCGATACCATGCGATCGGATTGCGCGCCCCGCTGGCCCGCACCGTCACGCTGTTGTGGCCGTTGTTGGCGAGCATCACCGCCAGCGTGCGGGCCGCTTGCTCGTGATCGCAGGTCCAGGTGTTGCCCACGTCGTCGCTGATTTCGTAAGTCATATCCTTGTTCTCCCGTGGCGGGGGGGTGAGGCTACTCCTGGGCCTCGTCGTAGCCGTAGCCGGGATCCTCGTACCCCTCGCAGTCGACGCCGCGGGTCGAGACGACCGCCCACGCCGCCGCCGCCGCCGCCTGCTCCGCCTCCGCCGCCGCCTCCGCCGCCTCCGCCGCCTTCGCCTTCACCCGCGCTACGGACTCCCCCGCCGCCAACGCGGATGTATAAAAGTTGAACCGCACCGTGGA